TCTTCTAAATTGTGTTTTAACTTGTGACCACAAATATTTTTTAATTGCTGGTTTAATTATATTCTCACCTTTTAGATTACTATAACCTACTTGTAACTTTGTACTACTATCAAATTTACCATTACTTGCAAAAGTTTGCAATCTTTCTAATAATTTAAATCTGGCACCATATGGTAGATAGTGAAAATTAATACCTACAAAACCACCTCTAAAAGTATCTACAGGTAAAACCAATGGAAAGGCGTCCCAATATGGTAGTTTCGCTTTTGTCTTTGCATCATATACAAACATACACATACGGCCTGCACTTGGTCTACCATTTAATCTACCTTCTCGCATCAATTTACTTTGTGATGCTCTATCAGTAATCAAAGAGGCTGCATTTCTGTACCATCTAGCAGACTTTAATTGATTGCCTTGTAAATCTTTTAATGGGTCGAATATAGTTGCCATACCACTATTTATAAGAAAACCCTTAGCGATTTCTCGCTAAGGGTCAATGCTTTCAGTAATTAAGAGAGAAAGGATTAGTCTTCGTCAGCTAATTTACTAAAGTAGGACAATGTATCGTCCTCGTCACTAGCCATTGAAGACTCACTTACTTTCGGCATTTCCACGGATGTTGTAGATGTCTGTGGTGGGAGGTCATATTCATCTACGGTTACCGTGCTTTGTGTACCCGTAATTACCCTATTCAGTTTCTCTTTGAGTTCATCATAGGTTTTAAAATTACTAGGGTCAACAAATGGTTTTAGAGCGTGTTGTTTTTCCCAAACAGCTTTGATTTCATCATCACTGTTTTTGATTTGAGAAACACCCTCAAATTCTGATTTATCATAGTTCCAGTAACCATCAACTTTTCTAATTTTCAGTTTAAAGTTTGCACCTTTCCAAAAATCAAATGGGTTGATTGGTGTTTCATCTTCAAATGCTGGTTGCATTGCTTCTGTAATCTTGTCAAAGATTTTTTTACCAAACTTGAACAAGAATACTTTACCCTCATTTTCAGGATGTTTAGGGTCACTTACAACAAAGATGTTTGCATAGTAAGATAATTTTCTTTTTCTCTTTCTAGCAATTTCTTTGTCACTATCTAAACCTGTATTCCACAATCTAGTATTTTCTTCACTAACAGGATCCTTTTGATTAAGAGTTGTTAATGAGTTTTCAATATACCAACCGCCTTTATCTTGGAATGCGTGTGACCATACTCTTTGCCACGGCATCTCTTCGCCATTAGAAGCAGGTAAGAACCTGATAACAGCATAACCATTACCAGTTTTATCTAGTTCAGGTTTCCAAAATCTGTCGTCTTGGTATTTGTTTTTGTTAGATTGGTCCTCTGGAGATAGTTTTGTTTCCAGAGCTTTTGTGATTGCGTCAAAATTACTTGACGATTGTTTTAATGATTCAAAGTCCATATTTTTTTCCTTGTATTAATTGTATTTGTGTGGCCTATATTAACGGCCTCATTATTATTTATAAGAGTTTTAGCTCTCATTCTGCGTCCTTCGTGGGATTAGTTGGAACGCACCCACAAGCTTCCGGGAAGAGTCCAATATCTAATGAAGATTGGTCCCTACTCACAGCAAAATACGGCGTCTTCAGCCATTCGGCCATAACCCTCCGTACCCTCGCCTTTTGCCCTCTTAAGCAATATTCAGCCAGAAGGATTAACTTACTTGCAAATAAATTAACTTTACGCATATTAGTAATATATCAAATTCCAAGCCTATTGTCAAGCGTGGATTGATTGATATACTCCAAATTCTTTTTCTCTTTCCATTCGTCTATTGGTAGATTGGTCTTATCTCTACCATCATTATATTGGTTTACCTTAATAAACTTAGTATTAGGGTACCAGTCCATAAGTGTACGCCACTGTCTAATCCAGTTTACTGCTGGTGTAGGTCCATTTTCTTTAGCCACATAATGTTTTGTACTCTTATACAAATTATTCACATGATTCGTAGCACTATATAAATCGTGGCCAATTAAATATATTTCATCTGGTTGTTCTCTATGTATAGCCACATAACCTGCACTTGCACCACAAGCCCAACCAAAATCTCTTTTTGCACCTTTACCATTATTCTCTACACATATGTCCGATAATGAAGTAGAATAATCTGGTTCTTTTATCCAAGATACCTTTATTGTAGATTGATTAACATTCTTTTTGGCCTTTTCACCATTTCTTTTAATCAAATCAACAATGCCTTGTAATTTAGAACCGTGCATTACATATTCTTTACTATCACCTCTTTCATTTGATACTAACACCTCTTTTAGATGTTGTTCAGCCTCTAATTTTTCCATACCACCATAAATCATCATCTCATAGGTCATTGCTGGCACTTTAGTCCAATCTCTAAAGTAACAAGGTATCTTTTGTGCCATACCAGCGTGATAGATTTCGTGCATAATACCGTGGTCAACAGCAGTTAATACATCTGGTAAAAAATCTCTATAAATGGCATTGCAACCATAAATCTTTCCGTGTGGTCTCAGTTTTTCTAAGTTATAATCTTTACGACTTTCACCATTGCCTATACAGAATACTCTAACCATTTACAAATACATCCTTCATAATTAATTTTGCCTGTGTACTATTATAGTTTACAAATGGTTTCATTTTTTGTAACCTTTTGTATATCTCAGGCCAAACAATTTTTTCTTCAATTTTCTTATTCCATACCTTACTATACGATAGTATTGTATCAAGTATGATGGCGGTCTGGAGGTGAATTTTCTTTTGAATAAGTAATCGTAAAACTCTAGGATGTTGTCCGCTAGAAACATCAAAAGCGTCATCAAAAGAAATGCCCCTGCCATCAATATCATTACGAATAGCCACACAATCATTCCTAAAATGATGCTCACATGATTCTTTATACTTTCTAAATCTGGTATAATTTTCAGCACCTTCATTGTTTATTAGATTACCCACCCACTTATTACCGTCAACAGCAAAATTACTAACAAAATAATCCAGTATATCTCGCTCATTGTATCTTTTAGATAACTTATGAAAAAAGTACCTATCAGACCTTTTCGTAAAGCTTTCCAGGCTTGCCGTAACTCTTCCACCGTATTTGGAAAAATCATAACTATCGGTAGTAAAGTGGTTTTTAACTGCCAAATATATTTTAAAAACTTCAAATCCGCCATACATATTAATTCATTAAATACTTAGCACTTACAGGAAAATGGTCTTTTAAATGTCTTGCAATATGTTCAGTGACCACTCTTGTTTCTTGCTGTGCATCTTCTTTGTTTCTTAAATTACAAACTCTAGCAAAGGCCATTAAACTACCTGACCAATACCATTCTGTCATCATATTTTGAGGTAAAACCATTCTTGCCATTTCTGGTGAAATATCTTCCTCTAACATTTGTTTATATACTACTTTACAAGCTTGTGTAATTTCAGTAATATCAAATTCTATTTCTTTATCACTACTACCTTGTTTTTTATTTTCTGGTTTACCACGCCAGATAAAAGGTATATAAAACTCTGGTTCACTATCTACATATCTGCGACTTACTTCATTCCAAATTAAACCAACTTGGTGTTTTACTAACTGTCTTGCTACAAAGATAGGTGCTTTAATTAAAAATTGCATACTTGCGTGACCAAAAGGTGACCAATGGTCATGCTCTGCCAAATACTTAATTAGTTTTTCATCTTTCTCATCAAATTCTGTTTTCTTTTTAGCAAATGATACTCGAGCTGCATTTACTACTGATAAGTCACTCCCCATTTTATCAATTAAAGTTACATTCATTAAAAAAACCTTTCTAAACTGTCTGTTGATATAAACTGTTCATTAATCCAATCTCTTTTACCATCAGCCCAAAATAAATCTTCTTTGTTTCCGTATATATCTTTTACTAATGGTCTATTCCAATTTATATCATTGTTTCTATCTATTAATTTATCCTTGTCATCTGGTTTTCTAAAAACTAGACAATATTCGTGTGTCTTTAAACAATTTAAATTGGTAATGGCCTGTACATAGAGAGGATGCCTTTTCGCTGGACTCATCTCTAAAATAATCTCATCATGGTAATCTAAATTTTGTTTCAAAATGTTTTTAGTATCACCAACAAAGTCATAAAACTTACCTTCAATTCTAAAGTTTGCCAATACAACTATAAAGAAACCACCTGGTTTTAAAACATCTGCACTTTTGTTTAGTATGGTTGCATAAGTTTTTAAAAAGTCATCATAAGTTTTAATGTCTGTTAGTTGACCATCTGCACTATCATATTTTTCAATATTAAAATATGGTGGACAAGTCATTATCAAATCAGCCACACTCTTATGAAAATGTTTGTCTATGTTCTCACTACTTTCATTAATTAATCTTAACTTACCTAGTGTTCTATCTTGTTTTAATTTGTCATATTGTTCTTGTGCTTCTTTTAGATTATCATTTAACACATCAAAACCAATATAGTTTCTTTCTAACAATGTACTAACTAATGGCCTTGAGCTTCTACCAGCAAAGGGGTCAATTATAAAATCACCCTTTTTAGACCACATTTCTAAAATTCTTTTTGCATATTCTGAATTAAACTTTGATAAAAATGTACCTCTACCATTACCTATAAAATTATCAGTTGTGTTATTGTCATAGGACTTTTCATCATTTATTAAAAGGTCAATATTATTACCTCTACTGTATTCCCAAAAAGACTTTGGTTCGAATGAAAATTCATATAATTTTTGTTTTCTCATTCTATCAGCATACTTCATACTGGTAGTTTTCCACCTTTTTCTATCTTAAGCATATTGGCGTTCATAGCCTCAACTTGGATTTTTTCTTTAAGTGATTTTGATATTAGACGGCTAGTTGTTTCAATTTCAATATTGTTCTCTTCACAATACCAAATTATAGCGTCCATATAAGTGATTGGTCTTTTATCTTTAACAACCTTCTCAATAATTAAACTAAATTCTTTGCTATTCATATCTATAATATATCACTTATTGTTAAAAATGTAAAGCGTGGAGTGTTTCTGTTTCCAAGTACACTCCACAAAACTCAGTTGCCTAAATTAGGCAGCAAGGGCAAAATTTGATTCGCCGTTTGTAAATGCGTTTGAGTTCGCCAACTATCACTCTCTTATAAGTCTTTCAGCGCCTGTCGAACCTACCACACCCCCCAAAAACACACAAGGATTGTCTGTGTTAATCTCCTTATGTGTTTTTGGTGGAGGTGGAGGGAGTTGCACCCTCGTCCAGTTCACCTATTGCACTTATCGTCAACAAGTAATTCTTTAAATACC